GGCTGCCGTCTTTGGCATCCTTACCTGCTGCCTGCTGGCCTGTTTGTCGGTCGCCTTGCTATCGCACTACTTTCTGGACTTTGTGTGGTATGCCTGGAACGCGCCATTAGGACCAGGATTGGATCTCGAATTACCGTAGCCTATGCCGAAGACCGAACGCCATAGGCGCAGAAGGCACGTCAGGAAAGAGCAGAAGAATGAGCAGCGAAAAGATAGAGTTCCAGGCCGAGGTGAGGGCAGTCAAGACAATGGCAGACGGAACGGTAAACGTGACGATTAACCTGCCTGAGTATTGCTTGGAACAGGCTAAGAAGTTTATCGACTGGCACGGTTTGTTGGTGAAAGTTACGACTGAATTGGAACAGCAAGATTATGGCTTATAAAAATTATTCAGACGCTTTCAAAACAGAAGCTATGGTTCGCTTGGCTATCAATAGATTTGATTACGAAAAAACAGCGGAGCAAACCGGTGTTACTGAGCGTTCACTTCGTAACTGGGAAAAGGATTTCCCAAAAAAAGGTGTTCCAGAATTATTGGAGCGTGCTATTGAACGCATGTTGATGGTTATTCCAGAAAACTGGACTGGTCACGATTGGGCTGTTTCTTTAGGTATTCTTATTGATAAATTACAGCTCATTCACGGTGAACCAACAGAGCGAACCGAAAATATATTTACAGCTATTCAGAGTTTACCGGATGACGAACTTGATGACATTATCAGACAATTTGAGCAGGCAGCAAATGGCCGCTCTGTGGTCACTGGCAAGAACGGAAAAGGCACGCCGTCAGGCTAGAGGATTTACGTCTTATGAATTTGCTAGTAGATATTTGAAGATACTAGATAAAAATAAGCGACTTGTTCCGTTTGAATGGAACCGAGCGCAACGGCATTTTCACAATAATAGAACAGGTCGAGACATCATCCTGAAAGCACGTCAGTTAGGTTTTAGTACATACGTTCAAGGTGAATTATTTAGACGTACTGTAACAGAAACACGGACAACTATCACGCTTGCACATGATACCGACACAACGCAAAAATTGAGACGCATGGCAGACCGATATTATGAGAATTGCGAACTTGACAACGGGAAACCAGAACGCAAGTATGCAAATGCCACATTGACAACTTATCCTGTGCATGACAGCACCGCAACAATTGCAACCGCCGGAAACCAACAGGCGGGGCGTGGTGATACATACACAGATTTTCACGGGTCAGAAGTGGCATTTTGGCCTGATGCCGAGAAGATAGTTGCAGGCGCAATGCAAGGCGGTAATCCTGATGTTATCTTGGAAAGCACACCCAACGGAGCGCAGGGATATTTTTACGAACTGTGCATGGAAGCGTTAGACGGTGACAGCGTTTGGACACTGCATTTTTATCCGTGGTGGTGGGATGATGAATACCGCATTCCACTTGATGATGGCGAAACGCTGGAATACACCGAAGAAGAGGCGGCGCTTGCTGATGCTCATAGATTAGAACCTGAACAAATAAAATGGCGACGGCTTAAGCAGAAAGAACTCAAGCACCTGTTCAAGCAAGAATACCCGGAAGACCCGCGCACCTGTTTCTTGACTTCTGGCAATTCGTATTTCGGTGATGTGTCTGGATGCTTTACAGCTCCGCTGCATGTTGAACCAATATTGCCGGTATATACAGAAACGGGTCAGCTTATTGATAAAGGTCATCAATATGTGATGGGATTGGATTTTGCGCAAACGGTTGACTATACCGTGTTGATCGTGATTGACCGTACAACAGGTGAAATGGTTGACTATTTGAGGATCAATAAATTGCAATGGAAAGAACAGCGCAAGCGGATTGCAGAAATGTATTTCAAATGGGGAGGCGGATTGCTTCACGCCGAAAACAACAGCATCGGCAGTGTGAACATTGAAGCGCTTCGCAATATAGGTGTACAGGTTGCGCCGTTCAACACAACCAATGATAGCAAAGCACGCATTATGTCAACGCTGAGAAGTTCGTTAGAAAGCGGAGCGCTGAAACTGCAAAAGTGGGACGTGCTGGAACATGAAATGAATATATTTGTGTCATCACAAACACCATCAGGTATTTGGAGATTGGCTGCTGAAGAAGGCGGGCATGATGATACCGTTATTGCATTGGCGATTGCGTGGGATGCGCCACTAGCATCACCTATGCCCATCAAGCAGCCGTCACAAAAGAGCAAATGGACACAGCACGACGTAGTTGAAGACGGGTCGCGCTGGCGAAAATATTAGGCGGGTAATATGGCAAGAGTAAACAACACAAACGAAATCGGATACACAGGACTTGCGGAGTGGTCTGGACAGATACAGGAAGACTTCTTGCGAGAGCTGCGCGGCAAAGATGGCTACGCACGATACAACGAAATGCGGCTCAACAGTCCCATCGTTGCTGCGCTGATACTGGCTATCGAGCAGGCTATTCGCGGCATTGACTGGCAGTACGTCAGCGACGCTGGAGAAGAAGACCCGCGCATTGAGTTTCTTGACGCTGCGCTGGACGGCATGACGACCAACTGGAAAGACCACATCATTGAAGCGCTGTCGATGCTGCCGTTCGGATACGCACCGTTCGAGATATGCTATAAGCGTGACGGCGGTCAGTTGACCTGGCGCAAGTTCGCCATTCGTGGACAGGATACCGTTTATCGATAACGGCGGTCTTCAGTCTATGGTCCAGATGGGCGCACCGCTGTACAAGTCTATCGAGATCCCGATTGAGAAGATGGTGCTGTACCGCACGCGTGTTGAGAAGAACAACCCGGAAGGGCGCAGCATCTTGCGTCCCGCATGGAACCCGTATTACTTCGCTAAGAACATCATGCAGATAGAAGCCATCGGCATCGAGCGTGACCTGGCAGGCTTGCCGGTTATCGAACCGCCGATGGGCGCAACCGTTGACGAAAACGATAAAAACAGCGATGTCAGTAAAGCCGCCAAGATTGTGCGCAACATCAGAAATGATGAGCAAGCAGGCATCGTCTTACCGCCTCCAATGGGCGAAGGCGAACACATGCGCTGGCATTTCACGCTGGCATCCACAGGCGGCACACGGCAGTTCGACACCAATGCTATCGTCATGCGATATGAGTCGCGCATCCTGATGAGCGCATTATCGCAGTTCCTTATTCTTGGACAGGACAGAGTAGGAACGCAGGCGCTATCATCCGACATGACCGACTTCTGGACCAACAGCATCAACGCCACTGCCGACATCATCAGCGAGACACACACAAGCTACGCTATGAAGCGATTATTGGCGCTCAACGGTATGGACACCGAAGGCATCCGCATGGAGCATTCGCCCGCTGGCGACGTTGACCTGACCGGACTTGCCGACGTGTTCCAGAAGGTTGGCGACAAAATCACCTGGATGCCGAGCGATGAGATTTGGCTGCGTGGTGCGATGAAGCTGCCGGAGGCGACCGCTGACGATATTCAGAAAGAGAAAGAAGAACGAGCCGCACGAGCGCCGCAATTCCCGCAAGCTGGACCGTTCGGGCAACCTGCTGCCGATGATAATGATAATGATGATATGAGCGCTGTCGTACACGTTGACCAACTGCAAGCGCTATTCGCTGAAGTGGAGAAGTTGAATGCCTGGGCTAAAGAAGAAAGTTAGAGAATTTATCAAGCGCTTCGATGCGGTTGACTGGTACGGTGTGCGCATCATTCCAAAAGGAGCAGACGACCCGCTCCCACGCGTGCCCAATGAAGTTGAGATAACGACCGAAGATGTTGATAAGGCTATTCGACACTGGAACGCAGTAATGCCAGATTACGCCGGAATGCTTGAAGCTGATGTAATCAACAAGCGAGATTATAACGATGCCTAACCCTATCCGCTGGATATTTGACCAGGCGAGAAAAGTTTACAACCGCGTCCGCAGTCGGTCGAAGTTGATCGAGATACGCGACACTTATACGCAAATCGACACAGAGCGGTTTGCAACATCGCTTGCGAATGACCTGCTGAATGGGCGTATCAACCTTCAACAATGGACGTTGAACTTTCGGGAGCAGTTGAAGACAACCTATATCAATCAATACATGGCGGGGCGTGGTGGATTGGATGCGATGACGCAAGCGGATTGGGGACGCATTGGCCGTCAATTACGTGACCAATACGCATATATGAACCAATTCGCTGCACAGATAGCACGGGGCGACCTTACCACCGCACAGATTGAAGCGCGCATGAAGTTATACTTCAACAGCGCTACACAAATGTTCGAGCGTGCGCAGGCGGCATCATCAGGCGTTGTGCTTCCGCAATATCCAGGCGACGGGCGCACGCAATGCCGCACGAATTGCAAATGCGAATGGGACATCCAAGAATATGACGACCGATGGGATTGCTATTGGAAGCTGAACCCTGCTGAACACTGCCCGGACTGTATTGATAACTCACAAACCTGGAACCCGTTGGTGATAAGAAAATGATAGGCATTGAAGTTGAAGGCGTTGAAGAAATACGTGCGAAATTGAAATTACTCGCTGGTTCTCAGCCACGTCAGGAAATGACGGGAGAAGTTGCTGATTATGTTATCGAATATTTGCAAAACCAACCAGCAAAAAAGAAAGTAACGCGTAAACAGGCGTTTGGTCGATCATTTGAGAGCGATAAACAGCGTCGATGGTTCTTTGCTTCTCTTGCTGATGGTTCTTTAGTTTTACCGTACGGCAGGACTGGACAATTGAAAGAAGGATGGAAGAAAAGACCACTTGGAAGCAATTGTGAGGTTTATAACCAAGTCCCCTATGCAAAACACGTTCAAGGCGATGGTACGCAATCGCGCATGATGAAGATTATCGGCTGGCGCACAGCAACGATGACAGCAAGAGAATTAACGTTCGGAGTAGCTTCTGGAAGAATAAAACAAATTGCTAACCGTTTTTATGATCGATTTATCAAGCGAATTGGTCTATGATTGATTACGGTAAGAATAGTTATCATTATCATTCCGGTATTATTCTATTCGTGTTTCGAATGCCAGCGAATAGGCTTCATTAGAAAGACCACCATATACGGAAAACATGACGAAAACGGCGAAGAAACCACCCCCCAGATATGGCGGTTGCAAAGGATAACAGCATGACCACCCCACCCAACGGACACTACAAACGGCGTGACTACCGCTGCCCCACCTGCGGGCGCTTGTGGTTCCGTGCGTATTTGCCGGAGACATCCGTCATCCAGATCCGCTGCCCGAAGTGCGGTCTGTTCTATGTGGTCGGCAAAGATAACCTGGGACTGTTCGTGCGTGAGGATTTGCAGACTGCAACGCGTGATTTGACAACCGCCGAATAATATGCTACACTACGATTAATCAGATTAATAACACTATTAGAGCGCCACGAACAGAGCGCCAGCCGAAAAGGTTGGCGCTTTTTGTTAATATGCCATACACACTACAAGGTAATTGCGTACACAAAGAAAACGCAGACGGGACATCAGGGGAGCGCATCAAGTGTCACGAGACACGAGCGAAGGCGCTTGCACATCTGAGAGCATTGCAAGCCGCAACAGCGGGGGAGTATATGTCAGATTATCTATTAGACGAATATGTCAGCGTGACAGCGGGTGAACCATTCCGGTTGTTCCCATTCGGGAAGTTGGTCAAGAATGGCGAGACACGCTTTATCACAAAAGAACTGGCAGCCAAGTTCAGATTACCGCACTTCAAGCCGCCCATCAAGCGGGGCAGTCACAAAGACGACGCACCGGCAGGTGGGTTTATCACGGCATTGGAAGTGCGAGAAGACGGCTTGTATGCCATCCCAGAATTTAATGAAAAAGGTGAACAGGCAATCGTCGATGGCGACTTTCGCTATCATTCGCCTGAAGTCATCTGGTCAGACGGTCCAGTATTCGAAGACCCGCAAACGGGCGAGATGATAAATGGACCGCTAATTGTCGGAGACGCGCTGCTGCACACGCCGCACTTGGGCGAAGCGGCTGCGCTTTATTCAGTACAACCTATCCAAAGGGAGGTAAATATGACCGAAGGACTGGAATCGGTATCTGTCCCGAAATCATTATGGGCAAAGATTGAGGAACGCTGGTTCGCAAAAGAAGAACCGCAGAACGAACCTGAACCCGTTGTGGAATTGGAAGCGGAACCGAAACCCGCGGTGGAAGTTGAGCAATTCGAAGCAATTCAAAAAGAGCGCGACGAATACAAAGCACAGCTTGACCGCATGGCTGCTGAGGCAAAGCAAAAGGAGCGCGTTGACAAGTACACCGCTGCTATTGCGGAAACCAAAGCGAATAATGAGCTTGTCGAACTGTTGGCGGGATTGGATGACGAAACCGCTGATCGTATCGTGCAAGAGTTCAAGGCTTTGTCAGCACAGATCAAAGAGAGCGCATTACTGGACGAGAAAGGCACGACCGGCGACGGCCTGCCCGAAGACCCAGCAGACGCATACGATGCTGCTGTGAAAGCAAAGCAAACTGAGAAGGGTATCAGCTACAACGCCGCACGCGCTTTAGTGGATGCCGAAATGCCAGAACTGGCAAAAGCCTACGCAGGAGGGTAATAACATGGCAACAGGTGGGCAATTCTGGACCGCAAATGTTGGGTTAGTTGCGACGGGTGATCTGTCGAGCTACCAATATTATGTGGTCAAATACGGCTCTACTGCTGGTACGGTAAAAGTCGCAACCGCTGTGACGGATGCGCTTGTCGGTATCTTGCAGAACGAGCCTGCATCAGGCGAAGCGGCTGAAGTCGCTGTTTTGGGTGTGGCGAAAGCCGCTGCCGAAGCAAGCGTAACCGCTGGCGCTTATCTTACAGTTTCAAGTACGGGCCGCGTGAAAGCGACCACAACCAATCTGGATTTCCAGGTTGGGCAAGCGCTTGAAGCATCATCCTCGGCCGGTGACATCATTCAGATCGTTATCGTTCCTGGTCAACTGAGCGACAGCTAGGAGGGATAAACAATGGCTAAACCTACAATGACCGACGTTAGGGCTGTTGATCCCGTCCTAACTAATATGCTCGAAGGGTACATGAACGAAGACGCACGCTTCATCGCTGAAAGTGCTTT